CCGAGCAAGTATGCTCGTGTGATCCACGCCGAGGTCAATGCGGTGTTCGATGCCTACCAGAAGGGCATGAATGTCGAGGGCGCTACCCTCTACACCTACCCTCCAGGGCTGGCACCATCCTGCGACCGTTGCACGGCGCACGTTATCAGGGCAGGCGTGACCCGTGTGGTTCACTACCGGCTCGACACTGAGATGAGTCGCCGCTGGAACCCGGAGACAGCGCTCCAACTCTATCGTGAAGCTGGCGTGGAGGTGGTTGTATATGAGCCATGACCGAGGCTGCCCATGCGGGCGCGAACCGTACGAGTACAGCGATTGTCTCGACCCAACATGCACGAAGAGGAATCTGCACATGCCCAAGGCAAAGCCCCAACTCGAAGCCACGCTGAAGGAACGCCGATCGTCCTATGGTTCGTTCAGCGACAACGCGGCTGTCGCCCAAGCCATCAAGGACTCCATGCGGGCGCACCAAGGATGGGAGGGCCTGCCTTCGACCATGAAAGAAGGGCTGGACCTGATTGCCCTGAAGATGTCCCGCATCGTTACCGGCGATTGGCGGCACAAGGACAACCCGCACGACATCGCTGGATATGCAAAGTGCATGGAGGACTTCCTCGATGGGGCTGGATCCTAAAGCCTACGAACGATTTCAATACCCGAACGGCGAAAGGTTTTCCATAATGATGTGCTTCAAGGACATGACGTTCTGCCATAGCAATTGCATCCGGAGTGATTGCAAGCGGCATTGGACGCAGGACAAGGCCGATGAGGCTGAGAAGTGGTGGGGCAGTCCCAACCCTCCTGTCGCCTTCAGCGACTTCAGCCCGACGTGTGGTGACTACCGCACGGCTCGGGCAACCTACATCGGCAAGGATGAGGCGCTCGCTGGCAAGACGGCCCTGGCAATGGGCACCGACAAGCCTGGGATCATCAAGGTACAGGTGGACCAGAAGGACCATCCGTGGAGCCACGGCTGGCACGAAACTCCGGCCGTGGAGTGGCGCAATGCTGGTGATCAGGATTGAGCTCTGGCCGCACGGGCGCAAGGAGCGCGCTCGCACGCTGGCGACCGGCTACATCATCAACGATGGGACGGGCACTACCAAGGTCGGCAACTATGCGGTCGTCCTGCACGACAAGGCTGGACGGCCCTGGAAGCAAGGGCGGGTGGAGGGCTTCCGGCGCACACGCTGGCTCGCCTGGGACCTGCTCTTCTTGGGCCTGAAGAACCTACTGGAGTCGAGACATGAAGGAAGCCGGGCTGCGAAGCAAGGTGCTCGAGATTCTCAAGCCGATGGATGCTGTTCCGGTGGAGAACGGGGCGAGACCGGGCACGCCGGATGTGAACATCACCACGGGCTGGATCGAGCTGAAGAAGGTTGAAGCATGGCCGAAGCGAGAAGATACCCTTCTTCGCGTCGATCATTTTTCGCCTCAGCAGAAGATCTGGATCGCACGACGAGAGCGTGCCCAAGGCAGGGTCTGGGTCCTGCTCCAGGTAGGAACCGACTACCTATTGTTGAAGGGCGGCGATGCCGTTAATCTACTCGGCTCCAGCCCCAAGGATACGCTGATGCAGGCGGCGATCGCGCATTGGCCCAAGAGGTTGAACGGTGAGGAGCTGATTGCATGTTTAAGCTGACGCAAGGTGAGATCCTTGTGATCCGTCGTCGACGCGCCGATATCAGCCAAACGGAGGCGGCTACCCGGTGGAGTGTAGGGCGCAAGCTCTACAGCAAGTGGGAGCTGGACGAGGTTAAGGGACCAACCGTGGATCTAGTGACGCCCCTGGAACTGCATGAGCGGTGCTTCATCAAGCGGCGGCGGGCTGGCAAGAGCCGGGCCGAGATTGCGCGCGCGGTCGGCGTGAGTGAGTTCTGGGTCACAGAGATGGAGCGCGGTCGCAGACCATGTGACCGGCTTGTGAGGTATTGGAAATGAGTGCCGACGCACGTAAAGCGATCAACTTCCTCAAGCGAGTCTATCCTCAAGGCCCCTGGTGCCTCAGCGCGATTTCGCCTGACCGCAAGGGCATGGAGACCCGCACGTTCTACCCTGATGACCCGGTGCCGGACGTAGGCTACGACACCAGCGAGGAAGGTTGTTACGAGTGGATCAAGGGCTGGATCGGTAAGCGAAACCTCTACTGGCACGTCAACCCCGTTGCCTCGCTCATGCAGAAGAAGGCAGAGCGCGAGGACATCAAGGAAGTCTGCCTGCTTCACGTGGACGTCGATTGCCGCAACGACCCCTCAGTACAATCGTACGAGGACCAACGTGCTGCCATCCTGGTGATGCTCACGAAGAACTTGCCCAAGGGTGTCCCGCCTCCCAGCTTCATCATCGACAGCGGCGGCGGGTATCAGGCGTTCTGGTTTCTCACCACGGCCATACCTATCCATGGCGACCTTGGGCGTGCCGAGGACGCCAAGCGCTACAATCAGCAGCTCGAGATCCTGTTCGGTGGCGACAACTGCCACAATATCGACCGCCTCATGCGGTTGCCCTTCACAGTCAACATCCCGAACGCACAAAAGGCAGCCAAGGGGCGCGTCCAGGTCGATACCGGCCTCATCGAGTTCAACGATACACGCTACGAGTTGAATCGCTTCACACAAGCGGTTGCGGTGCAGACCAAGCACAACCTGAGCACCAGTGGCACGACCAATGTCGTCAGCATCAGCGGCAACGTCAAGCGGGTGCTGGACCTCGACGAGCTCAACGAGTGGAGCGTGCCGGACCGCGTCAAGGTCATCATTGCCCAAGGCAGCCATCCAGACCCCGAGGAAGTGGCCAAGAAGACGTCCAAGCGGGGCGGCAAGGCACCCTCCAGAAGCGAGTGGCTGTTCGACGCGGTGTGCCAGATGGTGCGCTGCGACGTGCCCGACGCTGTCATCTTCAGCATCATCACGGACCCCAAGTGGGGCATCAGTGAATCGGTCATCGAGCTCAAGGGGCAGGCCGAGCGCTACGCCATCAAGCAAATCGTGTCAGCCAAGGAGTTCACGGTTGACCCGGTGCTCGCAGAGTTCAACGACAAGTATTGCGTCATCGGCGATGTCGGCGGGAAGGTGCTGGTGGCCTTCGAGGACGACAGTGAAATCCTGGAAGGTGTTAAGGAGTGGAAGTTCAAGACCCTCGAGGAGTTCCAAAAGGAGCACGAGGCGCGCAAGGTACACGTCGGCGACAAGGTCGATGCCAAGGGCAACGTGACGCCAATGTTCCAGGAAGCGGGCAAGTGGTGGCGCAAGCATGAGAAGCGGCGTCAGGTGGCCCGCATGGTATTCCGGCCTGACAAGGACGAGGTTCCCAACGCGATCAACCTCTGGCGCGGTTTCACAGTCGAGGCGCTACCGGGCGACAAGCATCAGGGATACAAGGACCATCTTCTCAAGAACGTATGCCGGGGCGACGCGGCTCACTTCGACTATCTGTGGAAGTGGATGGCCCGCGTGGTGCAGTTCCCAGCCGAGGCGGGTCAGGTGGCCATTGTCCTCAAGGGCGTTCGGGGCGCGGGCAAGGGCTTCAGCATCAACACCTTCGGTGAGCTATTCGGGCGGCACTACATTCACGCCACCAGCCCGAGCCACATCGTCGGCAACTTCAACGGACACTTGCGGTCGTGCTGCCTCCTCTTCGCTGACGAGGCTACCTTCGTGGGCGACAAGAAGACCCAAGGCGTGCTGAAAGCACTGATCACCGAGCCGACCATTATGATCGAGCGCAAGGGCATCGACGCTGAGGTCTGCCCGAACTATCTTCACATCGTCATGGCCAGTAACGACGAGCATGTGATTGTCGCTGGCATGGATGAGCGGCGCTACTTCGTTCTTGACGTGGGGCAGGAGGTGATGCAGAACACTGCCTACTTTGAGAAGCTCAGGGGCGATATGGATGCAGGCGGGCTGAGCAACCTGCTCCACGACCTGCTCACTACCAGCCTGGACGGGTGGAACGTGCGCAACGTGCCCAAGACGCACGCGCTCCAGCACCAGACAGACCTCAGCATGAAGAGCGAGGAGGCGTGGCTGTTCAATGCACTGCTCCAGGGCGGCTTCGACGAGTGCGATGGTGAGTGGAAGCAGAACATCCCACGCGATGATCTGTGGAACTGGTGTCTCAAGGCCATGGACAAGTCCCAGCGGGGTGGCTTCCGTGAGATGAACCAAATCCGGTTCGGCTACTTCCTAAAGAAGTTCCTCAACCGTGGTGAAGAGCTTGAGTGCGAACGCATTATGATGGAGCGGCCCGTAGCAACAGACCAGTTCGGCACACAAGTGATGAAGAGGGAACGGGTGCGCTGCTATGTGCTGCCTCCGCTTGACGTGTGTCGGGCGAACTGGGATT